CGTCCGATCTGATAAGGTCTATTTTGGCACTTTAGCCAAGGATTACAAAGATGAATACCTCAAATACACAGAGTTTAAAGACAAAGGCGAACGCCTGATTGTCATGTCCTGGCAAGACGTTTGTTTTGTTGAGGAGCCAGAATGAAAGAAGTTTTTACTGTTAGCTATGACCCTCTCAGTAAGGCTGGTTCAATCAAGTTTACTAATGAATTCAAAGCATGGGATTCAAAGTATCATGTCGAAGTGGCTCAAATGAGCCTTAAGTTATTCACCAAAATGAACAAGGAGTTAGACAATGCCATTAAAAAAGTCAAAAAGCCCACAAGCATTCAAGGAAAACATTAAAACTGAGGTAAAGGCGGGTAAACCCGTAAAACAAGCTGTTGCCATAGCGTATAGCGAAAAGCGTGAAGCTGAAAAACGTGACCAAAAAAGGAAAAAATGATTACATTTAAAAGTTTAACTGTCAAAGAAGTCGAAACAATTTTGGCTGGGCTAATGGAATTGCCTAAAAAGCTGTCTGATGAGCTACACGCCAAACTACACGCTGACGCAACTGCTCAATATCAGGCTGTTGTAAAGGCAACAGAACAAGCCGCACCAGCTGAAACTACAAATGAAACAATCACAACAGCGCAAAGTTAACGAGCTAATTCCCTACATCAACAATAGTAGGACGCACTCTGATGCTCAAGTCGCACAAATAGCGGCAAGCATCAGGGAGTTTGGCTGGACAAACCCGATACTGATTGACGGAGAAAACGGCATCATAGCTGGTCACGGACGGCTCAAGGCGGCAATGCTATTGAATATGGCAGAAGTACCCGTCATAGAGCTGTCTCACTTGTCTGAAACGCAAAAAAAAGCGTACATCATTGCTGATAACAAGTTGGCGATGAATGCTGATTGGGATTATGAAATACTTAAATTAGAAGTTGAAAATTTGGTCGAGAACGATTTCGATATAAGCGTTTTAGGTTTTGACCCTTCTGAATTTAATGAAAACGAAGTCGATTATTCTGTTTTGGATGAAGATTTTGACGAAAAACTATCCGAAATGGCAGATGGTGTTCGTAAAGCAATACAAATAGAGTTTGAGCCAGCGCATTTTGATGAAGCTCAAGAAGTTATTAAATTCTGGCGGCAAAAAGATGCTTATGTTGGATACATGATTCTTGATTTTTTAAGAAAAGAGAAAGAAAAATTAAAATAGGATATAGACGAGTTTCAGGGAAAATAGGCTTAACCGCGCAAGAAAACGGAGTAAGAGGTGCGTGGGTTGAGAAAAGAGTTGCCGTTTTCAAACATTTAAAAGAACAAAAGCATCAAGTTTATTGTTTGTCACCATTAACAGATGTAACTCAACAAAAGGGCATACAAACAAACGAAACATATAAACAATGTGATGTGCTGATGTTGGAATTTGGAGGCACTAATCAACAATTTTATGCAAAAGATTGGGCAAACACTCTTGAAATGATCAAAAAACATAAAGGAGAAATTGTTTTTATAAATGACGATCCTGATTTGCCTTTTTTATGGAATTTGTTGCCCAATGAAAATTGGAGTAGATGGACAATAGCTGTAAATGCGGTTAATTTGAATGGTGTCAGGGAAGTTTTAAAATGTCCTTCAAATGTAAAACTAAAAGATTATCCCGTGCACGCTAATATGTCATTTGCAGAGCCGAAAGAACATGAAAAACATAAATTAGTATATATAGGCAGACCAAATGGAAGAGCTAAATATTTAGAAGAATTTTTAAAATCTGCAAATTTAGAAATATCAGGTAAGTCTAACGAATGGTCCGATTATCAAATTGATGTGATAGAGAATCCTTTACAACGGATGCGCAGGGCTTTTTACGCAATGTATGCAGGTTGCTTAGCTATTTATGACAAAAAACACGCAATATGCGGTTGGAGAACTGGCAGGGCATATCACGCTTTATATGCTGGAGTACCAGTTTATGCGCCAAAAGGAAATGCTGGGTTAAATTGGTGTACAGAGGTTAACACACACAATGATATTGATAAATACGCAATTTTAAATAACCAAGAACGAGCAGAAATATGGCAAAAACAGGTTGATGCCGTTTTAAAAGATAGAGCAGTTTTATGTTAGTTTCTTATGACATAGATGGAGTTCTTGCAGAGCAGCCCCCGCAAGCAGAAAAAAAATGGGGGCACATGAACGGATTGGAACGCAAAGCACGTAAGCAATTTCTTTACAAATGGTATCAAAATGCGCAACCTTTGCTGGTTCCACGTGAAACAGAATTCATTGCTATATCAGCAAGGAAAAAAGAGCCTTTAATTTACGATATTACGAGTAAATGGTTAACAAAAAATTTTGACAATAAAATTTTGCGTATTTATTTATTAGAAAAGTCTAGAAGTTTAGAAAACGTAATTGAGTTTAAATCCAATGTAATAAGTAATTGCGGTATACAAAGGCATTATGAAGATAACAAAAAGGTTTTAAAGGGCATTTCTAAACTTTTACCTGATGTCGAACTGTACTTTTGGGAAAAGGGCATGCAGGAGGCTGTGTTGTACAAATGAAAACAATTGAACTAATCAAACTAGAACATAACGTAAAAATTGGAGATGTATGTGGGCATATAGAACCAAACATAACGGAAGATACGCTTTTTGTTGCGGACGGAGAGGTTGTAGGGTTTTATATCAAAAAGTTAACAGGCAAACTTGAGCAGTTAATTAATGTCGCAAATGCAGAGTTGTTAAGCGATCGAGTTCCAAAAGACACAATGGAGCGACCTAAGTTGTTAGGAAAAGACGAAAACGGCAAACAGCAGTACGATCGTTCTATCAAACAATACAGCACAATCATTGGCAGTTGCGCACCCAAACCACATTTAAGGATCAATTATCCGAGAATCAGCAAAATACACGAAATACCCTCTGCTCAAACATACATAAAAGCGATGTTGATGGCTTGTAAAGAATCGGAAGACTTGATTCGGGAAATAGCACCTGATATTTTCGACAGACAATTGCGAATAATAGAAGACAAAGTTCCGCCTAAATTCAGATTTGGCAGGTTATTCACCAGTTCAATTGCCAATTTCAATATATCTGCTCCTTTTCACAGAGATGCTGCAAATTTAGAAGGTTGCGTTAACGTCATAATCGCAAAGAAAAGTTACGCTAAAGGAGGCAACACAACAGTTCCTGACTATGGCGCAACTGTTGACAGTCGGGATAATTCGATGTTAGTCTATCCTGCATGGAGAAACGTACATGGGGTAACTCCCATCGTTCCACTAAAGGAAAATGGATATAGAAATAGCTTAGTGTTTTATCCGTTAAAAGCGTTTAACAATTATTGGGATAAATAGTACAATAGTATTAAACATTTACTGGCAATAAAAAGATGCTCGAACACGAACCTACAAACAACGACAGAAAGACTGTACAAAGTGCGGCTGGGTTAGGCTTGCCTCAAGATCAAATAGCAGCTCTTATTGGCATAAGCGATAAAACATTGCGCAAATACTATGCAAAAGAACTTATGCTCGGCAAAGCACAAGCTAGCGCTACTGTGGCTAAATCTTTATTTAACAAAGCAACAGGAGGAGACACCACGGCAATGATTTGGTGGACTAAAGCACAAATGGGTTGGGGGGAAACGAATAAGACTGTTTTACAAAACCCAGACGGCTCCGCTATAGAAGGCTTTAGGATTATTTTCAAAGACGGCAATGAACCTAGCTGACATTGAATTCCCGAGTAAACTAGAATGCTTGTTCAAGCCAAGTCGCTATAAAGTGCTCTGGGGAGGACGAGGTGGAGCAAAGTCTTGGGGTATAGCCAGAGCTTTGTTAATTCAAGGAACTGTAAAACCTTTGCGTATTTTGTGTGCTCGTGAGTTTCAAACTTCAATTAGAGATTCAGTACACAAGCTCCTGAGTGACCAGATTGCGTTTATGGAGTTAACTGAGTTCTATGAGATTACTGATAGGACAATCAGGGGCAAAAATGGGACTGAATTTAACTTTGTAGGCCTCAAGAACAACGTTGCGAACGTAAAATCATATGAAGGTATCGACATTTGCTGGGTGGAGGAGGCACAAAGCGTTTCAAAGTTCAGCTACAACGTGCTCATACCGACAATTCGTAAAGAAAACAGCGAAATATGGATAACGTTCAACCCTGAGCTGGAAACGGACGAAACATATCAGCGCTGGGTGATTGCTCCACCAGCTGGGGCTGTTGTACAGAAAATCAACTGGAGCGACAACCCTTGGTTTCCAGAGGTGTTGAAACTTGAGAAAGACGCACTCAAAGCACGTGACCTTGAGGCGTACAACACGGTTTGGGAAGGCGTTTGTCGTCAGACAGTTGACGGGGCTATCTTTGCCAAAGAGCTTCAAATGGCAGAATTGGATGGACGAATCACCCGTGTACCTTATGATGCGACCAAACCCGTTCATGCGATATTCGATTTGGGTTGGAGTGACGCAACAGCTATATGGCTACTTCAGTTTATTGGCATGGAAACAAGGATAATTCGGTACATAGAAAACAGCCAACAAACCATTAGTTGGTATTTGTCTCAATTACAAACATTCGGGTATGTATATGACACACTTTGGTTGCCTCATGACGCTGAGAACAAAACGTTGGCTGGAAATGGTCGAAGTATTGAAGAGATTGTCAGAGCTTCA